GAAGAGCTGTGTGAGAAGTATGACCTAGACGATGAGCAACTTATGTTTCGTCGCCGCAAGGTTGCACAGAACGGCATCGACCTCTTTCGACAGGAATATCCCGCAGAGCCAGAAGAAGCCTTCCTGACAACTGGACGCCCTGTGTTTAACCCAGAGGGCCTACAGGAAAGTCTAGCAGAAGCCGCAGAGCCTAAGCAGAGGCTTGCGCTGGAAGGCGATGACTGGCTTGAGAATGTCAGAGGAGAACTGACGCTCTATCGCACTCTAGACCCCGGCGAACAGTACACAATCGGTGCTGATGTCGCCATGGGTGTCAGAGGCGGTGACTTCTCAGTTGCTCAAGTATTAGACAGTAAGAAACGACAGGTTGCGACCTATCGTGCCCAAGTTCATCCAGATTACTTTGCTGAGGTACTCTACAAGCTAGGTGAGTTCTTTAACTTTGCCTACATCATCGTAGAGAACAACAGTCACGGTATCTTGACGTGTACTCGTCTTGGTAAAGACATGGCTTACCCCAACTTCTACACAGAAGTGCAGGTAGACAAGCTAACAGACAAAGAGACCATTAAGTTGGGCTTTACTACCACTGCCAAGACAAAACCCCTGATTATTGATGAACTCAGGGCCTCAGTTCGAGAGGGAACAATCGAACTCAACGATAAGGTCACTATCCGAGAGATGCTTACTTACATCGTCACCCAAAGCGGGGGCATGGAAGCTGAAGCCGGGTGTTTCGATGACTGCGTAATGTCTTTGGCCCTAGCAAACCACATACATGAGGGTGCTTGGGAGCCAATAGAGGCAGTCGATGATTATTACATTGAGATGGTTTAGACATGAAATCAAAAGAAGAATACCAAGCCATTGATGACGAAAAGATCGTATCAATCGTAGACACCAACCTTCGCCGTTCCATAGGCTACTACGACAGCGAGTTATCAAAAGAGCGCCGCAAGGTGATGGACTACTACAGCGCCTCACTGCCACGCCCAGCGCACGATGGTAACAGCAAGTATGTCAGCCAAGATGTGTATGACGCAGTAGAGAGCATGAAGGCTGCACTTCTGGAAACCTTCAGCACAGGCAACAAGACCCTACGCTTTACACCGCAAGGTGCCGAAGATGTACCAATGGCAGAAGTCTGCACAGAGTACACAGACTATGTGCTGCACCGTCAGAACAACCTCTTCGAGACAATGCAGACAGTCATACATGATGGTCTCATAGCTCGTGCTGGTATCTGTAAGGTCTACTGGTCCAAGCAGTCTGAGAGCCACATCGAAGCAGTAGAAGACTTGACTGAGGATGAGCTGGACGCACTACTTGCCCAAGACAACGTAGAGATCGAAGAGATCGTTGAGGATGAGTATGGTATCTCCAGCGGTGAGCTGCGTGTGTATCGTGATACATCCCAAGTCAAAGTAGAGGCTATCGCTCCCGAAGAGTTCCTCATTGAACCACAAGCCAAGTCTCTTGATACTGTCAGCTTCTGTGCGCACCGTACCAAGAAGTCTATCTCTGACCTCATTGAGATGGGCTATGATGAAGACGTAGTAGCTAAAATCTCTGACAACGAAGACACAGACTTCGACAATGACCCAGAGATACTATCGCGCTTTGATGACATTGGTGCAGACCGTGGCTTCAACGACAAAGGCTACCAGCGCCAGACACGACAGGTAACTGTAGTCGAGGCTTACATTGAGCTGGATGTAGAGGGCACAGGTACAGCCGATCTGTACCGTGTAGTCAAAGCATCAAACATTCTACTAGAGAAAGAGATGGTCAGCCGCCGCCCCTTCGTGGCTTTTGTACCTCTGCCGATCCCACATGCTTTCCACGGCAACAACTTTGCTGACAAGCTCGTGGGTATCCAGAATGCTCGTACAGTTCTGACACGCTCCATCCTCGACCACGCTATGGTCACAAACAACCCACGCTACACTGTAGTCAAAGGTGGACTTACGAACCCTCGTGAGCTTATCGACAATCGTGTTGGTGGTATCGTCAACGTCACAAGACCTGATGCTATCTCTCCGATGCAGCAGGCCTCTCTGAACCCGTTTGTATTCCAGACCATTCAGATGCTTGACGAAGACAAAGAGGATACTTCTGGTGTGTCTCGCCTATCGCAGGGCCTCAACAAGGATGCCATAAGCAAGCAGAACTCAGCTGCTATGGTTGAACAGTTGGCCACTATGAGCCAGCAGCGCCAGAAGATCATTGCTCGTAACTTCGCCAACAACTTCTTGAAGCCCCTGTTTACTCTTGTCTACCAGCTAGTCGTAGAGAACGAGAGCGAAGAGAAGATCGTAGAGTTGGCTGGTCGTTATGTGCAGATCAACCCTGCCCAGTGGACTGACAAGCGAGATGTGCAAGTCGAGTTCCACCTTGGCTATGGCGACCAAGAGACCATGGTACAGAAGTACCTGGCTTTCCACACCCTCTTCTCACAAGACCCAACACTGGGTCAGATGTATGGCCCCGACAAGAAGTTCAAGATGTTGGCTGCTGTACTTGAGAAGTCTGGTATCAAGAATGTTGCTGACTTCCTTACAGACCCAGCACAGATACCTCCACCGCAGCCTGATCCAGCACAGCAGATGCAAATGCAGATGGCTCAGAAGCAGCTAGAAATTCAGGAACGTCAGACAGTCGTGTCAGAGATGAAGGCACAGTTTGACGCTGAAATTGCGAAGATGAAGCTACAGATGCAGCAGATGCAATCACAAGCAGACTTCGCACTCAAATCGGACAAGATGGATCTCCAAGAGAGCCAGCAAGAGCACAAAGAATACGTCAACCTCGAAGAACTTGAGATTGCGCGTCGTGCTGAAGATGTCCGAGCAATCGCAAGCCCTAACGGGTAAACCAATAGGATAACCTATGCCTACACAAGAAGAGCAACTTGTGGTGGCTGGAGATGAAGCGGAGGCGCTACTTGGTGCCTCTGCATTCACCTCTGTCATCAACGAACTTGTCGAGCAGACCTTCCAAACCTTTGTCAACACACCGCCAGAGGACCGGGAGAAACGTGAGCAAGCCTATAGCCACTATCGCGCATTAGTAGACGTGGTGAACACACTTAAACAACGAGTGGAAGTGCGTAACAGCATCCACGAAGCAGCAAATGGCGACAACAGCCAAGAGGATCAGTAGCACCATGGATAACGTGCAAGATACTAACTCTGAGCCCCGTGCATTAGATATTGATGACGCGGCAGAAGCAATCTTAGGTCGATGGGAGGACGGTGAAAGCCTATCCGAAGTCGAAGACAAGGATGCAACATCCGAAGACCTCGAAGAGACAGAGGTTGAAGAGGATGAACTAGAAGACGAAGATGACGATACAGACATCGAAGAAGACCTTGAAGACCCTGAAGAGGACGAAGCTGAAGACACAGATGAAGACGAAGATGAGGCCGAAGAAGATGACGATGATGAGGACGATGAGCCTCTGACAGCTTCTGACGATCAGATCGTGGACATCTCAGTCAACGGTGAGACTAAGCAGGTATCTGTAAAGGACTTGAAGCGACTGTACGGACAAGAGGCGTCTTTAACTAAAAAGTCTCAAGACTTAGCAGCCCAGCGCAAGGCAACAGACGAAAGTCTAGCCAAGACGCATCTGTCTTATCAGAAGCTAATGGAACGGGCAGAGGAACGGTACAAGCCATACGCTGACATAGATATGTTGGTGGCCTCACGGCAGATGGACCCCGAGACCTTTGCACAGTTCAGACAGGACGCAAAGCAAGCAGAAGATGACCTAAAGTTCCTCAAAGAGGAGAGTGGGCAACTTCTGACAGGTATGCAGCAGCAGAACCAAGAAGCAGTCAAAGTAGCAGCTCAAGAGTGCATCAAAGTGCTTGAAGAAAATCTACCAGACTGGGGTGATGAACTGTACGGAGAGATCCGCACCTATGCTGTGCAGTCAGGTCTGCCTCAAGAACAGGTTGATCAGTACACTGACCCACAAGTCATAATGCTTATCAACAAAGCTCGACTCTATGACCAATCAAAACAGTCAGCTGAAAGCAAGAAAGCTAAAGCCACACTGAAGAAGTCAAAGAGCGGAAAGACCAAGGTCTTGAGTTCCAAGAAGTCCCCACCCTCTAGCAAAGCTATACAGGCCAAGCGCAAGCAAAAGGCCATAGCAGAGCTGAGTAGTGCAAAGGACTTAGACGATATTGCAGAAGCTCTAATGAGCCGCTGGGAGAACTAGGTTTTAACCTTGTCAAATCCCAAATAATCTAAGGACTATAATACGATGGCTACTTATACCACATACGATCAGGTCGGTAAGAAGGAAGACGTTTCAGACATCATCACTTCCATTTCGCCGTTTTCTACGCCCTGCCAAAGCATGTTCAAGAACGAGAAAGTATCCGCACGGACCTTCTCATTCCTCGAAGACGCATTGGCTGACAGTCAGGCAAACGCCGCAATCGAGGGTGCAGACGCTTCAATGCTGACACTCACAGATGCAACAGAGCGTACCCAGAACACCCAAATCTTGACCAAGGCATTCCAAGTATCTGCAACAGCAGACGCAGTTGCTACTTACGGAAGAGCCAAGGAAACTGGACTGCAACTCGCTAAAAAACTCAAGGAAATCAAGAAAGACTATGAACGTGCCATGGTCGGTGTTGAGCAAGCAGCAGTAGCTGGTTCAGCCTCTGTAGCTCGTCAGATGACTTCTATCTTGAACCAAATTTCTACAACTGTAGATGCAGGAGCGGGATCTACCGATCCGCTTACCGAAGCCAAGTTGCTGGAAGCTGGTGAAACAGCCTACAACAACGGCTCAGAGCCAGACACCTTCATGATCAAGCCCGGTGACGCACAAATCGTTGCTGGCTTCTCAGCAGCATCTGGTCGTAACCGTGAGATTGCTCAAGGTAAGACATTGGTCAATGCTATCGACCTCTATGTGTCTCCATATGGCGAATACCGTGTTGTGCTCAACCGTGAGCTGAAGACAACACACGCTCTCTTGATCGATCCTACCATGTTCAAGACATGCACATTGCGTCCATTTACACGCACACTCCTTGCCAAGAACGGTGACTCAGATCGTCACCACATCGTGGGCGAGGTCTCCTGTAAGCACACTAACTTTGGCGACTCTGTAGCAATCACAGGCTTGTCATAACGATACTATAGACCACTAGGTCTCTAGTTGGCCCACTCTCTAAGCACATAGGTTTTGCTCTCCTTACTGTGTGTTTATTGGGTGGGCCTTTTGTATTCTCAAGGAGGCGAAGGACGCTCTTTTGACCGATACATCTAACGAACAGCCTAACCTCATCCAGTCCAACACAGACTTCATAATGGACGCAGGCTCCCTTGTGCGTAAGCACACACAGACAATTTCCCAAGCATTCCTAGACGATCTCAAAGACGCTCGAAACGATAGTACCTCGAAGCCTATGGGTGAGTTCCACAGGATTGCTTCTATTCCAACAGTAGTGGCTGAGAAGTGGCTCCGCGAAGGCTTCGACCTCTGGGAAGCTACAGGCGAACAAATTGTACGCAAGCTACAAACAGAAGACATGGGTGCCTTCATGGCAACGGAGAAGCGCATCTGATGGCCACTCCACGCAAAGGCAAGGCAAGAGTTAAAGTCACAGCCAGTGGAAAGAAAGTCTCATACGGACAGGCTGGCAAAGCAAAAGACGGTGGCTCTCGTGTACGCGCAGGCACATCCAAAGGTGATGCTTACTGTGCTCGATCAGCAGCTCAAAAGAAGAAGTTTCCCAAGGCTGCTAAAGACCCCAACTCCCCCCTCAACCTATCTCGTAAACGCTGGAAATGCTCTGGCACCAAGTCAAAGAGGACGTAGCAAATGTATAAGAGCGGAAAGTTCAAGCCATGTAAGGGCTGCACAACACCAATGACATGCGGAAAGTTCGGTTGTCAGAAGGAGGCCAACAGCTAATGGGCCTCTATGACAACATCCACAAGCGCAGAGAGAGCGGTAAGCCCATGCGCAAAAAGGGTGCCAAGGGCGCACCCACTGATGCTGCTTTCGCCAAAGCTAAACTTACAGCCAAGAAGCCAAAGCCCAAAGCAAAGCCAAAGGCTAAGAAGAGGACTACCTAAATGAACAAAGGTCAAATCAGGAGCCACTTTAAGGCTCTCCTAAACCGCAGCGACTGTAGCGATGCTTTGGCCGATACCTTCATCGATCAGGCCCTCACTCGCATCCAGCGTGTACTGCGTATTCCCAGCATGGAGAAGCAGCAGTCCTACTCAATTACTTCTGGATCACCACTGACACAAGTAGTCATACCATCGAACCTGCTAGAGATCATTGACCTCCAGTATGATGGTGTGTCTCTTCTGCGAGTTCCTCTGCATGAGATGGCCGCTGCGCTAAAGACAGGGGCTACTGGCAGTCCACAATACTTCAGCCGTGAGCGTGAGGTCATCAAGGTCTCGCCAAACCCAACGTCTGGCATCATCTACCTCAACTACTATGGAGAGTTCGATGAGTTGACTGATGACACCTCCACTAACGTCATCACTAACATTGCATCTGACCTACTGACTTACACGGCTCTAAGCTATGCCTCTGATTACTTTCTTGATGAGCGTGGTCCTCTGTTTGACACCAAGTCAGGCCAGTTTCTCCTTGAGCTGCAAGACCAAGCGAACTCCGCTGAAACCTCTGGCATGGCCCAAGTCATGCGTCCCACCAGTACATACACAGATTGAGGTAAGCCATGGCATCATCATCATTCTACAGTGGTTCCTCACAGGACGCTACGAACGTAAACGCAATCGAAGACAGCAAGAACGCTGCCGCACTCTCTGAAGCTGCTGCTGCTACCTCTGCTGCCGCCTCCGCAACCTCTGCAACTGCCGCTGCCAACTCTGCACTTGTAGCTGAAGGTCACAAGAACGCCATCACAGGGCTAACAACCACCACAGGTGCAGTAGGCTCTGACGTAACCTACAATAGTACAACTGGTGTTCTGTCAGTACCTAGAGGCGCGACAGGAGCTACAGGCCCTCAAGGAGCCACAGGCGCACAAGGAGCTACAGGTGCCACGGGTGCCACAGGAGCTACTGGGCCTGCAAGCACTGTAGCTGGTCCCACAGGCCCACAGGGGCCCCAAGGTGCTACAGGTGCCACAGGCGCTACAGGTGCTACAGGAGCTGACAGTACAGTGGTGGGGCCAACAGGGCCACAGGGGCCTCAAGGTGCTACAGGTGCCCAAGGTGCTACAGGCCCTCAAGGGGATACAGGCCCTCAAGGGGCTACAGGTGCTACAGGTCCACAGGGGCCAGCTGGTTCTGGTACTGGTGATCTCCTTGCAGCTAGTAACCTGAGTGATCTTGCAGATGCAGCGACAGCACGGGTCAACTTAGGCATCAACACCAACTTCTATACTAAAACACAGAGTGACACACGCTTTGCAGGCGCAGATGACGCGCTTGCTCTTGCGATTGCTCTAGGCTGATTGAGGGATAACCAATGGCTAATACTTTTAAGAATGCTATCAGCGCAGCGGTAGGTACATCACAGACTAGTGTGTACACAGTTCCCAGCGCAACAACCACCACTTGCATCGGCTTAACCGTTGCGAACCGCACCGCATCTAGCATCACAGTCGATGTAGAAGTCACAGACACTTCAGCCTCTACAAGTGTATTCCTAGTGAAGGGCGCTGCTGTGCCTGCTGGAGGCGCACTGGTCCCAATCGGTGGAGACCAAAAGGTAGTCTTGGAGACTACAGACATCATCAAAGTCACAAGCAGCGCAGCCTCATCGGCAGACGTTATTGTGTCCGTTTTAGAACAATCGTAGGGGGCACATAGATGGCTTATATTGGTAATCCACCAGCACCACAGAACATTACTTCCTCTGAGATAACAGATGGCACAATCGTCAACGTAGACATTGCATCTAATGCGGCTATTGCTGCTACCAAGATTGCTGGTCTCGCTACAGTTGCTACTACAGGCGCTTATTCTGATGTCACAGGTACACCGACCTTAGCTACAGTGGCAACCACAGGTGCTTACAGTGATCTATCAGGTACACCCAGCCTTGTGGCCTCCCTCGCTGACCTTGGCGTCACTGCATCAGCGGCAGACCTAAACACGACTGACGTAACTACCCTTGGCACCGTTGAAGCGTCCAAGGTTGTGACTGCGGGTGGCTTAGGTAACGTCAATTTCCCTGATAACGCAAAAGCACAATTTGGTACGGCTACTGACCTACAGATTTATCATTCTGGCGCATCATCTTACATTAAAGATGAAGGAACAGGTCAGCTTAGCATTTCAACAAACGGCACAGATGTAAGATTAACGGCTTCTTCAGGTGACCGTATGTTATTAGCAAAGCCAACTGCTGAAGTTGAATTGTATTACAACGGTTCGCAAAAACTCGAAACAACATCCACAGGCATCGACGTAACAGGCAACGCCACTTTCGGTGACAACGGTAAAGCCATCTTCGGCGCTGGGTCTGACCTACAGATTTACCATGACGGCGGGAATAGCGTGATTGCAGATAATGGGACCGGAAACCTTTTAGTGTATGCATCCACAGATTTAATTTTACAACAAAGCGGTTCAGCAAACCGATATGCGGATTTTGCACAAAACGGCGCAGCGCGAATTTATAACAGTGGAAATGTTAAATTTACTACAACCTCAGTAGGCGCAGACGTAACAGGCGAACTCATAGCCGACAGCTACAATGAGACCTACGCTGCTGTTACATCGACTAGCAACGCCACTACAGTAGACTGCGAGGCTGGTAACTCATTCAGCCACACGCTCACAGAGAACACTACGTTCACATTCACTAACCCTCCTGCAAGCGGAACAGCCTACTCGTTTAGCATTGAGATCATCCAAGACAGCGGTGCCTCTGGTCACACAGTGACATGGCCTAGCTCAGTAGACTGGCCCAGCGCAACTGCACCAACTCTCACAGCTACAGCCTCAGCCAAGGACATCTTCGTGTTCACCACCCGTGACGGTGGAACTAACTGGTATGGGTTTACTGCTGGTCAAGCACTCGCATAAGGAGCGCACATAATGGCGACTAAGAAAAAGATGCTAATGTCCTCCGCTGGTGCTGCTGGTGCTGGTGGTGGTGGACTTGATATTGATGAGGTGTTCAGCACTTATTTGTATGAGGGTTTAAGTACACCACAAGTTATTCCAAACGGAATACCTCTAAGCACATCTGGCCCTTCTATTGGAACATCAACTAAGTTTGATGGTGCAAATGACTATTTAAGTAAATCGTCTGCCTTAACTGGTGCTGTTAATGGAAAACAAATAACAATTAGTGTTTGGGTCTATCTAAATTCTGCTGATTGGGCTAGTTATGTAGATATATTTGATTGTGGCGGTAACGCACCTAGACTTGGCGTTAGAGAGGGGCAGTTATATATTTACTTTGTAAATACCACTGCGTCTGCCTATGCAGTAACATCTACTAATCTTGCACCTATTGCATATAATGGATGGCAGCATATCTTAATTTCGTTTGATGTTTCTGATACAAGTAAAAGACATTTATACATAAATGATGCATTACCATCTTACACCTACTGGAGTACTTATCAAAACCAAACAGCAAAACTTACATCTTCACCTTGGGCCATAGGTTCACAAGACAACGGCAATTTTTATCATCTACAAGGTAACATTGCTCATCTGTTTTATGACGACAGTTATTTAGATTTAAGTGTGACATCTAATCGCAGAAACTTTATTGATGCTAACGGTGGTTCAACTCCACCTTCTACAGTATCAGCATTGAATCCTTTGATATATTTACCTATGACAGAGGATTACACTATTGGTGAAAATCAAGGAACTGGTGGTGACTTTACGTCCAACGGCTCACCTACTATTGTTAATGTAGGAACTGAGCATGACGCTGATCTAGAAACGGAAGGAGGGATGATCTGGGGTAAAAATAGAGGTAATGGTAATTATGGCGCTATCGTAGATACCGTCCGTGGTGGAACAGAGGCATTAATCCCTCATTTGTCTTATGTAGCAAGGACAGGCCGAAACTATGTCTCGTCTTTTAATTCAAACGGCTACACAACAGGAAATGAAGGAGACTTCTCTGGCTCCAGCGGTTCATCTATGGTAAATTGGACAT